CAATGAGTTGATGGATATTAATAAGGAAGAAGAACCGAAAGTGTAAACTAATTAACTAAAAGGCGCGGGGCTTTATTTAACCAGTAAAAAGTCAAAACATGTACCACAACACTTATCGAAAGAGGTGATATACTATGCTTAGTCCAGAATATTTACGCCGGATAACAGAGGGCAGCGAACAAATTGCCGAAGAGCTACATCAGTATATCATCTCTGAGATTGTGTCGAGAATGGTGGCAAGAATCGGCAGAGGTGAAGATTATATTCTGACCAATGCCGATGCGTGGAGAATCAGAACACTACAGGAATCTGGTGAGCTGCTAGAGGACATTCTGGCAGAATTATCCCAATACACCAAACGCGAACAGCAGGAACTTCTTGAAGCGTTTGAAGATGCCGGAATCACTGCAATGAACTATGATGATAAGGTATACAAGGCGGCAGGATTAAGCCCTGTACCGCTTGAACAGTCACCGGCTATGGTAAGACTCATGGAGCGAAATATGCTTGCGACTATGGGCGAGTGGAAGAACTTCACACGGACAACCGCAAGTGCCGCTCAGAGGCTCTATATCGAGCAATGTGACCTTGCATATAACCATGTGATGACTGGGGCAGTTGGGTATACACAAGCTATTAAAGAAGCAGTTAATAATGTTGTGAGTGATGGCGTTACGGTCACATATCCATCTGGCAGAAAAGATACAATTGAAACAGCGGTCGCACGCTCTGTCAGGACTGGTGTGGCTCAGGCGTGTGCTGATATTCAGTTAGCAAGAATGAAAGAAATGGGATATGGTTTAGTACTGACATCGGCGCACATAGGAAGTCGTCCAAGCCATGAAGTATGGCAAGGACAGGTATTTTCCATAGACTGGGAAAAATTAAAAGAAATCAAGCCGGAGTTCTTTCAGGAACGAGATACGCCAGAATATCGTAGAATGTTGGAACAAAAATCAAGCCAATATCCAGATTTTATTGAAAACTGTCATTATGGCGAAGCTGATGGAATATGTGGAGTAAATTGCAGACATCATTTTTCGGTTTGGGCGGAAGGAATGCCGAATCCCTACGCAGAACTATCAGCACAGGATAAAGCCGACAAGGGAAAGCAGTACGAAAAAGAACAGCGGCAACGTACTTATGAGCGAAGAATTCGCAAAACAAAGCGTGAAGTCCTTGGAATGCAAGCGGCGGTTGATAACTACAAGGACGAACAGGCAAAATTCACACTCCAGCAAGACCTTGACCGGAAGTCTTATCTTTTGCAGAAGCAAAATGCTGCATACAAGGCTTACTGCAAGCAGAACGACCTGAGGGAGCTACAAGACCGACTCATGATTGCTAAGTGGAACCACCAGAATGCCGCAAAAGCCAGAGGAGCGGCAAAACGATATAAGACAGCAAAGGGGATTGACTGATGGATAGATGGGAATATTACAATCCGAATCCTGCTGGAAATCGAGTCGGAGATTGTGCTGTTCGGGCAATATGTAAAGCAACCGGCTTCGACTGGGAAACGGTTTTTACCGGATTAATGATACAGGCATGTACTCTGTCAGATATGCCATCAGCTAATTACGTTTGGGGAGCGTACCTCTACAAACATGGGTACAGACGCAAACTGATTGAGCAATCAGAACGGTATATCTATACAGTCAATGATTTTTGCGCAGATCATCAGACAGGCACATACATTCTCTGCATAGATGGTCATGTGGTGACAGTACAAGATGGTAAATATTATGATACATGGGATTCCGGAAATGAAGTCCCGGTATATTACTGGGAAAAGGAGTAGCTAAATGAGCATACAGGAATTTATTCAGTTTTTTCTTTCAATCTGTGGAGGAGTATCAATTATTGGAGGGGCAGCAGCTGTTGTTTTTAAATGGATTACTCCGGCATTTCGACTCAACAAGCGAGTTGAGACACTGGAAGAACATGATAAGCGAGATTACGAGAGTCTTCAGAGGATTGCGGAACGTGATTCATTGATTCTGGAAGTATTGTCGACCATGTTGGACAGCCAGATTAGCGGGAATAACGTTGAGGAATTAAAAAAAACAAAACAGAAGCTTACAAATTATCTTGCGCAGAATCAGCGTTAATTGCATTAATAAGGGGTATGCTCATGAAATTATATGTGTTCACGAAAAAAGATATAGACAGGTTCTTGAGGGAGTGTAATTTCACACCGGACGAAGAAAGACTGTTCCGGCTGAGATGCAAGGAATATACGCTTGAATACTGCGCTGAACAAATGAACGTGAGCATATCTACCGTAAAGAGATTAAGCAGAAGAGTAAACAGTAAGATTATAAAAGTATGCTAAAAGGAGAGGCAATTTACCCCTCCTTCTTTTTATGCAAAATCTTCTTTTACAGCTCTTTCAAGTAGCTTTATAACATATTCTGGTGGAGTTCGCTTGCCACTCTCCCAGTTTTCTATGCTTCTTTTAGGAATACCATATTTTTCAGAAAAAGCTTGCTGGCTCAGATTTGTAAAATTCCTTAATTCCTTTACATCCATATATTAACCTCTCGTTTCTTCCCAATCGCCATCGTCAAAAATGGTAACCTGTCTATGTATCGTCTGCATCCAGTCTTCACCAGTGAAATTTCCGAACGGATCTCGGCTTTTTCTCGGTACTTCCTGTTCTAATTTCACATAACGACACCACGTAGATTCGTCTTTTACTATTTTCCATCCTTTTTCAATTAATTGCTTAATCCTTTCTTCGCCCGTCATTTTATTATCCTCCCTTGACTATATTTTTACCTTCGTGGTATAATGTCTTTGTCACTTACAGAGGGATGTTCTGTAAGCGGAGTGCCTAACGATTCCGGGCACCACGGATTGAAATAATAATTTTAGGTATAAAGAGCTAGTTTTGCATGCTTAGCTCTTTTTACTTTGCATTTTTTCCGTCTCCATAACATTTATAAAACGCTTCAACCAGCTCTGCCAGTTCCTGCGGCGTGAGCTTTTCTTTTAGGTCATCCGGGATACGATTGTAATTGCGCGCAAAGGTTTCAACACAATCTCCAATTTTGCATGCCTTTTTGACCTGTTCAAGTTTGTACATTGCTCCGATTTCTTCAGCTGTAAACATCCCTTTTCTAAGAGCTTCACGGCCTTCTTTGTCTCGATCAAGCCCCAATGATTTTATCGCTACCTTCTTACTAATGACTCCGATTCCTTGTATTTTCATTTTAATCCTCCTTTATTATAAAACGCGATATCTCACGATATCTTCAACTTTCTCAGGACTTCCATACCAGTATTTTTCGTCTGGATTCCATTTAAGCCCAAATTCTTTTAAAGTTTTCCTACAATTAAAAGTATTTCCAGAAACAACTCCGTCTCCAAGGTTAAAAAGAACTTCGCATCCATCAAGGAAAGTATTGAAATATTTGCCAAGCTTTGCGAGCTTGAGATCTTCTTTAGCTTTTTCCCATGCTCTTTTAAGTGCTACAGAAATAGTACATTTACACTGTCTTACGATACTCCATGCATTTTTCATGATTTCTGATTTGTTATACTTCATAATGATTACCTCCTAAATGATTCCTTATTTCCTCTTGTTGATATTATAATACCACCCAGTGAGTGATATGTCAATACTTTTTTGACACTTTTTCGAACTTTTTAGATTGATATATCTATGTAAAAATATAATCAGAAAGGCGGTGTATAAGATGGCATTATATAACAATCCTTATCAATATAGCTTTGGCGTTCCTGGGCAGATGAACCAGTTCCAGCAACAGCCTGTCCAGATTCCAACTCAACCAGTACAGCAACCACAGCAGAATAATAGCGGTATCCTGTGGGTATCCGGCGAAGTCGGCGCAAAATCCTATCTGGTAGCACCCGGGACAAGTGTTTTGCTGATGGACAGCGAAAGTGAAAAGTTCTACATAAAATCCACAGATGTATCCGGTATGCCACAACCACTGCGGACATTTGAATACCACGAGGTAGGTTCTCAGATGCCGCCTAAGCAGCCTGTTCAGAACATGGACAGTAAATATGTTACTCGACAGGAATACGATGATTTGAAAGGCAAATACGAAGTTATCATAAACCGATTAAATTCATTTTCTGAACCTGTTAGGGCTAATACCGTACAGGAATCAGCGACCAAGGGAGGAAATGCAGATGAGTAATCCATTATTTAACGCACTTGGCGGCGGGATGCCGCAGGGAAACGGACCAATGCAGATGATACAACAATTCATGCAATTTAAACAGAATTATAAGGGAAACCCAAAAGAAGAAGTTCAGAAAATGTTGCAGTCTGGAAGGATTTCACAGCAACAGCTTAATCAGGTTCAACAGATGGCAGGGCAGTTCCAAAATCTGCTGAAAAATATAAAATAGTACATTACAATCTGGCCAGATTGATGTAAATACAAAAAAGGAGATTATAACTATGGATGGAAATTTAACAGCATCAGACGTTGCTCTTTTGACCGGGAACAACAGAAATGATGGAATGTTTGGCGGAGATGGCGCATGGTGGCTTATCGTGCTTTTCTTGTTCGCATTTTGCGGATGGGGAAACAACGGCTGGGGCAATAATGGAAACGGCGGAGGATATGTAGCTACAGCAGCTACTCAGGCAGATATTCAGAGAGGATTCGACAATTCCGCTGTAATCAGCAAGCTTGACGGAATCAATAGCGGCCTGTGTGATGGCTTCTACGCCATGAATAACGGTATGCTTACCGGATTTAACGGAATCAACACCAACATCATGCAGACTGGTTTCGGCATTCAGCAGGCTATTAATGCTGATACTGTAGCAAATATGCAGAATACCAATGCACTCCAGGCACAGCTTGCAAACTGCTGCTGCGAAACCAGAGAAGCAATCCAGGGCATAAACTACAACATGGCGCAGAATACCTGTGCATTGCAGAACACCATGAACAGCAACACAAGAGACATCATTGACAGCCAGAACGCTGGAACAAGAGCGATTCTTGACTATCTCTGCAATGAAAAGATTTCTAACCTTCAGGCTGAAAACAATGACCTCAGACGTGCCGCTTCTCAGGATCGCCAGAGTGCGCTTCTCACAACTGCAATGGCTTCTCAGACACAGCAGCTCATTAATGCGATTAATCCAGCACCGATTCCGGCATATCAGGTTCCTAATCCGAACACATATTACGGATGCGGATGCAACACCGGATGTAATTGTTAACAACTTCATATCGAGAGTATCTTTCGATTGATTCGGATGTCGGCTTATGCCGTATTACACAGAGGGGCAGGCTGAGACCTGTCCTTTTGTGATATGAAAGGAGTATTTTTATGGCAGAATTTACAAATGTAGCTGCTCAGACTGTAGCAGCAAATGGAAACGTAGTATTTTCAAACACAGCAGTCAAAGGTTCTAACTGCATTCAACACAGGGAGGGAAGTGGAATCATTACGCTGAGAGGACTTACTAACCAGTGCAAGGCTAGATTTTTCGTGAACTTCTCTGGTAATATTGCAATTCCAACAGGCGGTACTGTCGGGGCTATCTCTCTGGCTATTGCAATATCTGGTGAGCCGGTTCTTTCTTCTCAGATGATTTCCACACCGGCAGCAGTAGACCAGTACAACAATGTGTCCTCTGGAATCTATATTGATGTACCTCGCGGATGTTGCGTTAATATCGCAGTGGAGAACACAAGCGATCAGGCGATTTCTGTTGCGAACGCAAATATTGTTGTGACCAGAGAAGCGTAGGAGGTGTGATTATGAGAGACATTAAGGATTTATGTGCAAGAATTGAAGACGAACTGTCCAAAATTGCTGACAGTGGACTGACTACCGGAAATCTGGAAATGACATACAAACTGATTGATATGTACAAAGATATCAAGAATACGTATTACTGGGACAAGAAAGTGGAATATTACAACACTGTCCTTGATGAGATGCGTAGCGGCTACAATGACGATTACAGCGAACGTGGAAGAAAGCGTGACAGCATGGGGAGATACAGCGCAAATGACGGCAGAATGATGCCAGATTACGACCGGGGCAGTTCTTATGCCAGACGTGGTGAGCATTATGTTAGAGGGCATTACAGCCGTTCTGACGGACGAGATGCTTATGACGACTATATGACGCAGAAACAGAGCTATCGTTCCGGCAAATCCGAGGACTGCAAGAGAAAGATGCTTGCCGCTCTGGAAGAACATCTGGACGAACTCACAACAGAAATGAGCGATATGTCCAAGGATGCGGAGTGCCGGGAGGAACGTGATCTTGTTAAAAGATACGTGGAAAAGCTCCGTGATATGCTCTAATTAGTCAAAACATGTACCACAACTTTTTGGAGGTTCTGTGGTAAAATGTATTCATAAGGAAGATTCGTAAGTGGTTGTATCCACTTGACATAGACATTTTTTCATTGATTCCTCCTTTCTTAGGCGCGTGTCCTTAACAGAAACAGGTTCGGGCGGAACCTGGAGGTTGAAAAGCGGATGCAATTTCCGACACGTACCATTGCCGTTAGTGCATGGCGGCATACCTCATTGTGAGCATATAACTGAACAGTGAAATCCAACCCGTGCAGAGGTGTGTGACCGTATAGGCGGTGTTGACGTAGCCCGAACGTCCCGTGTTTAGGCATAGCACGTAAAATACCTTGCTAACCCGGGAATCCGGGTTATGTGGAACCTATCGGCTATAGGACAAATATATATAGATACAAGTTTTCCAGTTCGACTCTGGAAGTTCCGCTTACCTTGCCAGTGGTCTAACTGGCTTAATCCACTTACCTGCGGCGGCAGGTCAATAAACACGACCAGGAGGATGTATATGCAGAAACTTATTGACACATTAAAATCATTTGGAATTGAAATCCCGGAGGATAAACAGGCAGATGTAAAGAAAGCACTCTCTGAGCATTACAAGAATGCTAAAGAAGTAGCGAAAACTCTGTCGAAAGTCGAAGGTGAACGTGATGACTGGAAAGAACGTGCTGAGACAGCAGAAGAAACCTTAAAAGGCTTTGACGGCATTGACCCGGCAAATGTCAAGACCGAGTTAGCGACTTGGAAACAGAAAGCGGCAGATGCGGAGAAAGAATTCAATGCGAAAATATACGAAAGAGATTTTGACGATGCTCTTAAAACTGCATTGGAAAATGTTAATTTTTCATCTCCAGCAGCTAAAAGATCTGTTACTGCTGATATCAAATCAGCTGGTCTTAAGCTTAAGGACGGAAAGATTCTTGGACTTAATGATTTACTTGAACAGATGAAACAGGATGAACCTGATACATTTGTAGATGAAAGTCAACGGCAGGCTCAGCAGCAACAGGCGAGATTTGCAACAGCGCGGATTGGACATCAGCAGACACCGGGAAGTATGACCAAGAAAGATATCGAAGCAATCAAAGACCCGTCCGAGAGACAGGCTGCAATTGCTCAGAATATCCAGTTATTCCAGTGATTTTTTACACCGACTATACGCCAGAGTATAGCCGCTAACCCAATACCTTAACAATTATGGGTAGAAAGGATTTTTTTATGCCAGCAAAAACAAATCTTATTATGACTAATGATATTCAGGTCACAGCACGTGAGATTGATTTTGTTACCAGATTCGAAAGAAACTGGCAGCACTTACGCGATATTCTGGGTATCATGAGACCTATCAAAAAACAGCCAGGTGCTGTACTCAAGTCCAAATACGCAGAGGGTACTTTGCAGAGCGGAAATGTTGGTGAGGGTGAGGAAATCCCTTACAGCAAGTTTACTGTAAAAGAAAAGAACTATGCGGAAATGACTATCGAGAAGTACGCAAAGGCTGTATCTATCGAAGCAATCAAGGATCACGGTTACGAGAACGCTGTTCAGATGACTGACGACGAGTTCCTTTTCCAGCTTCAGACTGATGTTACCGGCAGATTCTATGATTATCTGAAAACCGGTACACTTACTTCCACAGAAACTACATTCCAGATGGCTCTGGCAATGGCTAAAGGCCGTGTTGAAAACAAATTCAAACAGATGCACAGAAATGTGACTGGCGTTGTTGGATTTGTGAACATTCTGGACGTATATGAATATCTCGGAGCAGCTGAGATCACTATTCAGAACCAGTTCGGCTTCCAGTACATGAAAGACTTTATGGGATTCAATACAATCTTTTTACTGTCTGACAGTGAAATCCCGAGAGGACAGGTTATCGCTACTCCTGTTGATAACATCGTCCTGTACTATGTTGACCCGAACGAATCTGATTTCGCAAGAGCAGGTCTTGTATACACCGTATCTGGCGAGACAAACCTGATCGGATTCCATACACAGGGTAACTACCACACAGCAGTGTCCGAAGCGTTCGCAGTTATGGGACTTACTCTTTTTGCGGAGTACATTGATGCAATCGCAGTAATCACCATTGATGAAACACCAACACTTGGTACTCTGACAGTAAATTCCGTGGCTGGGACAGAGAGTGGTGATACAAAAATCACTGTAAATCCGGCTAAGGAAAATGTCAACAACGTATATAAATACAAAGTTGCAACAGAAGCAGTAACTGTTGGATACGGACAGAATCTCAGAAACTGGAGTACTTGGGATGGAAAAGCCGATATCACAGCGGCAACCGGGCAGAAAATCACAGTGGTTGAGTGTGACGGAACATACAAGGCACTGAATGCCGGAAGCGCAAGCGTAACAGCAAAATGATGATCGATTAGGAGGTAGCTGGCATGGCTTATGCAGATTATGATTTTTACACAGAATCCTATTATGGCAATGTCGTGCCAGAAGCTGACTTTGATCGTCTGGCAGCCAGAGCCAGCGATTTTATTGATACATTGACATTTAATAATTTGGTGGACGGACTGCCAGCTGATAAGCGTTCACAGAAACGTATTAAAAAGGCGGTCTGTTCACTGACTGAATTAATGTATCAGATTGAGCTTGCTGAGAAGAATGCTACCAATGCCGCTGTGAGCGGTACGTCAACCGCAATCGGGTCCGGTGGTAGCACGACAGGCATTGTAACATCTGTATCATCTGGCAGTGAATCCATCTCTTATGCAACGCCACAGCAGAAAGCATCAGGTGCAAAGGAATGGAGTGCAGTGTATGCCGCCGCCGGAGATGTACAGAAAACGAACGACTTGCTTCTTAAGACAGCTTTACCGCTTCTGATGGGAGTAAGGACGGATGATGGAATACCAGTTCTTTATGCGGGGGTGTGAATATGAAATGCAGACAATGCGGGAAAGAACTCAAACCACATTGGAGTACAGATATTTGTCTTGAGTGCTCAAGAGAAAATATGAAAAAGATATTTAGAGAAAACCCCGAAGTGAAACAGGCATTCCATGAAACTATTGAAGAACTTAAAAAGCCTGAAAACATTGCGAAAATGGCTAAAAATACTGCCGGTTTTATGAGTGCTATTCAGGCATTAAGGAGTGATAAATAATGGACATTTCAACATTAGGCTCATGTGTAGCAATCGTTATGATTTGCTATATCGTAGGAATGGGCTGTAAAGCATCAAAAAGAATCTCTGATGAATGGATTCCAGTGATCATGGCGGTTATTGGTGGGATTCTTGGAGCAGTCGGAATGGGAATTATCCCGGATTTCCCGGCAACGGATTATATTACGGCAGTTGCAGTCGGTATGTTTAATGGGCTGTCGGCTACCGGCGTGAATCAGGTTATTAAACAGACAGTGCAGAAAGAATAATGGCAAATCGGGAAACCAGTATAGCTTACGAAAATCTAAACCGCCGTATCTTTCCCGGCGTTGGTGAATACGGCATACCGCAGTTAGAACCGGAATTATTCGAGGGTAACTGCGAGTTTGTCGGATTCAATTATGCCAGAGGGAAATGCAGTAATCCAGAAAAGAAAGCGGTTCATTTCTTCTTGGATGATTACCAGTTTGACGCATTATGGAGGAATCCAGACAGATATGTTGATAAGCTGAGCAAATTTCGGTACGTTCTGACACCGGATTTTAGTACCTACACCGATTTTCCAAAAGCTATCCAGATTTATAATTATTATCGCAAACATTGGATTGGTGCGTACCTGCAAGAATACGGTTGCAAGGTAATTCCGACAATCTCATGGAGTACGCCAGATTCTTACGAATGGTGTTTTGACGGTGAGCCAGAGGGCGTAACTGTGGCGGTGTCTTCGGTGGGATGCATGAACAGTTTAGGCAAAAAACGCCTATTCTTATCTGGCTATAATGCTATGATTGAACGATTGCATCCAGAAAGTATTATTTTCTACGGAAAAGTACCGGAAGAGTGTAAGGGTAATATTGTTAGAATTAAGGCATTTTCTGACAAATTTAACGAGGTGAAGTGTAATGGGTGGTAGAGGAGGAGCGAGCGGATTTGGCGGAAACTCGGTATTCGAGAAAAACGCAAAGATTCAAACAATCGAAACAGTTTACAGAAAACCAAAAGGTTATTCTCCTGGATATTATAAAGAAACTGTATTGAGCGCAAAAGCTGGAAAAAATGGGGAAATTGAGTTCGCATATGCAACTCCGGTAAAAAGAAATGAAACAGCATCGACAAATAGAACTGTATATTTAACATACAAGGAAAAGGCGGGAGCACGCGGAGACACAGTCTTTGGAATTAACTGGAAAAATGTAAAATCTGTATCCGGGCAGACATTTGCTATAAAGGATACTATTAAAGAAAATGGTTTTCGGTGGGATGGAAAATCAAAAAAATGGATAAGAAAATAGGGAGGATATCATGTATAGCAAGATTGTGACGATTTTCAACTATTACGAATCAGCCACGACTGGAGATGTGTACTGGTACCCTCATGTTTTATCCGGCGTTGACCTCATTACCGACAAAGGAGCAATCCTTAAAAAGTACGGACCAGACGCAACTGACAACGCACAGTTACATGTTCGTTATACTGTCCAGAACGGTGATATAACCATTACTGATAAAGACGGCAAGATTCTTCCATGGGTTCCGCCTAAAGAGTGGAAACAGCAGATTAACAACGCTCTGGAAGATACTATCACATTCTCAGATGAATCGTTCTTCTGGGAGGGGGAATGGACTGGCGGAATAGTAACCGATGGCGATTATCGAAATGGATTCTACCAGTACATGAATGAAAATAAGGATAACGTGTTCAAGATTACCAGTGTAGGCGGTCCGTATACACTGATTCCGCATTTTGAAATTTTGGGTAAGTAATATGAGTAAGATTCATCATTTTAAAGGGTTCTCCGTAGTTGATGGAGATATGAAAATCAAGCTGAATATGGACAGATTCTCCAGACAGTATCAAGAAGCTCAGTATCTCCTTGACGGAATGGTCATGGACAGTATGGTACCGTTTATGCCGATGATTACAGGGAACTTTATCAACCGAACAAGAGTTGAGAGTACATCCTTGCAAGGAACTGGGAAAGTATGCGCAGCGGCGGCACCTTATGGACGTTTTTTGTATGAGGGAAAAGGAATGGTTGACGAAGCAACTGGAAGTCCCTACGCAAGACGTGGAGCAAAGAAAGTCCTTGTCAGTCAGTTTTCTGGTCAGACAGCCGCAAAGGAAAATCTTGAATACACCAAACAGGCTCACCCACGGGCACAGGCAAAGTGGTTTGACGCCGCTAAACGGCAATACGGTAGTACATGGATTCGCAAAGTAAAAGCACAGGCAGGAGGTGGCAGACATGGCAGATAAACCTATCGGAAAAGATGCAACTGGATATGAGATTCTGACAGATGCCATGAAAGCACTTCTGAACCAGTATCCGGGATTGTACGAAAATGAAACAATCAAATTTGAGGAACTCGGCAAAGAATCCGGAATCGCTTTCTCAGCAGACAACGGAGCCTTGATTTATTCAGAAAAAGAAGATGTATGTGGAGTAATGCATCAGGTATGCCAGTACCCATTTTATGTGGTTTACCGCACGGCATCCGACAAAGAACGGCAGAAGTTATCTGTTCAGAAGTTTCTGGATAATCTCGGTAAATGGATATGCCGGGAACCAGTTGTTATAAATGGCTCTGAGACGCGTTTAAATGCGTTTCCTGAACTTTCGCAGGGGCGAGTGATAAAACGTATCACCCGTGATAATTCCTACGGATTAGAGCCGCAGGAGAGTGGCGTACAGGACTGGTTATTGCCATTGTCAGTACGCTATGAAAATACTTATGAAGTAATATAACAAGTAACAACCGGCTATCAATTAGAGATAGTCGCTAACATACACAGCCTTTAAAAGTTATAGGCAGAAAGGACATTTCTATGGCAGTTACAGGCAAGATTGACCGTAAATATATGGCTCATTACATTGATGCCGGTTCTCTTTGTGGAGGGCTGACACCAAAATATGAGCGTCTTGGAAAGGACCTGGAAGAGTACAATGTAGAACTCAACCCGGATACCGAAACATCTAAAAACATTCTTGGAGAATCCACATTCAAACATAACGGCTACGAAGTTTCTTCTGATGCTGATCCGTTCTATGCAGACACTACTTCCGATCTGTTCACAGCATTACAGAAGATCGTAGATGGACGCCTCAAAGACGATAACCTCAAGACAAAAGCAGTTGAAGTTCATCTCTGGACAGAAGCCACAGCAGGCAAGTATGAAGCGTATCAGCAGGAATGCTATGTTGTTCCAACAAGCTACGGCGGTGATACATCCGGCTATCAGATTCCGTTCACAGTTAATTACGTTGGAGAGCGCGTCAAAGGTAAATTTGACATTACTTCCGGCTCATTCACAGCTGACAGCGAATAATTTTTAGGAGGGCGTAGAAAATGGCAAAGACAATTAACACAAACATTGATGATGGATTTCTTATTTTTACATTCACAAACAAGCAGGGAGAAGTATTTTCTTCATTTAAGATAAACCCTACCGACATTAATGTTGCAGCAAGAGCAGAGGAAATCGAACCGTTTTTTGAACAGATGCAGGACAGCATTCAGAAGGTCACATCAAGTAAAGAAATGGCGGATCTGAACAAGCAGATTGAAGATAAAATGAACTATCTGTTAGGGTATGAGGCTTCAATGGATTTATTCAAAGAGCCGATCACCGCAACAACTGTATTCCCAAACGGTCAGGTTTTTGCATATATCGTGCTTGATAAGATTTCAGAAGCAATTGCACCGGAAATCGAAAAAAGAAAAAAGAAAATGCAGGCAGCAGTCAATAAGTATACGGAGAAATACACAAAATGACCGCTTATGAGTTACCCACCTCACTAAATATCAGTGGGGTGGATTTTTCTATCAGAACGGATTTTCGTGCGATTATTGATATTCTCATTGCCATGAATGACCCAGAACTGGACGAGCAGGCGAAAGCAGTTGTTATGTTGCAGATTCTGTTTGAGGACTGGCAGAGCATACCGCCTGAGTGTCTGGACGAAGCTTGTCAGAAAGCATCGGAGTTCATCGACTGTGGACAATCTAACGATAATCCGAACCACCCTAAACCCCGTTTGATGGATTGGGAACAGGATGGAGACATGATTGTACCGGCAGTAAATAAAGTTGCCGGTAAAGAAATCAGAGCCATTCCGTATATGCACTGGTGGACATTTTTTGGATATTTCATGGAATCCGGTGAATGCCTGTTCAACACGGTTGTTGGAATCCGCAGTAAAAAAGCAAAGGGCGAAAAGCTCGATAAATGGGAAAAGAAATTCTATCAGGAAAATAAGAACATTATTGATATAAAAACACGTCTCAGCGAAGAGGAGCAAGCGTACAAGGATGCGCTGAATGAGATGTTAAACCTCAAATAGTTAGGAGGTGGACACATGGCTGCTGATGGCTCAGTCATTATTGATACCAGAATGGACACGTCAGGCGTCCAAAATGGGGTATCAGCTATAAAACAGTCATTTAACGGCCTTGGAAGTGCTGTAAAAAAAATCGGTCTGCTGATTGGTGGGGCGTTTGCTGTCGGCAAATTGGTGCAGTTTGGGAAAGAGTGCGTGGAACTTGGGTCCGACCTCGCAGAAGTTCAGAACGTGGTCGATGTTACATTTACCACCATGTCGGATAAGGTGAACGAATTCGCAAAGAATGCCATGACCTCAGCCGGACTATCAGAGACAATGGCAAAAAGGTATGTCGGAACGTTCGGAGCAATGTCTAAGTCGTTCGGATTCTCAGAGCAGCAGGCTTACGATATGTCAACGGCTCTAACACAGTTGACTGGTGATGTGGCATCATTCTATAACATCAGTCAGGACTTGGCCTATATCAAACTGAAATCAGTGTTTACGGGTGAAACGGAAACGCTCAAAGATCTCGGCGTGGTAATGAGCCAGTCGGCCCTCGACCAGTATGCACTTGCAAATGGCTATGGCAAGACTACATCTGCCATGACCGAACAGGAGAAAGTAGCTCTCCGTCTGGCTTTTGTGCAGAAACAATTATCGGCTGCATCTGGTGATTTCATCCGAACATCTGACTCATGGGCGAATCAGGTGAGAGTTATGCAGTTACAGCTGCAGTCCCTCAAGGCAACAGTCGGACAAGGTTTGATTAATATTTTCACACCTGTTCTGAAAGTGATTAATATTCTGCTCGGTAAACTGGCAACTCTGGCGAATGCATTCAAGTCATTTACGGAGCTTATTACTGGCAAGAAATCATCAGGTCAGACAGGTGGAAGCGGCGCAGGGCTTGCCGGAACGGATACAGTTGCAGACACGGCAGATCAGTATGGACAGGCAGCCGATAATGCAGAGAAACTTGCAGATGCCACGAACGACAATGCAAAAGCAACAAAAAAAGCGAATAAGGAAACAAAAAACTATCTTTCATCGCTTGATGAAGTGCACAAGGTTAGCTCTACAGGGAGCGCATCTTCAATACCATCCGGTTCTGGATCCGGTGGAACTGGTTCTGGAAGCGGAGGATTGCCGAGTTCAGTTGGCAGTGTGGATTATGGTAGTCTAGCAGAGGGCGAAACTGCACTTGACAAGATTAGCGATTCCGCAAAGAAACTTGCTGACCTGCTCAAGAAACTCTGGAAACCATTCCAAGACGCATGGAAAAAAGAGGGCAAGAACACTATTGATGCGGCAAACATTGCTTTGTCAGGAATCGCAAAGATCGCTAAAAGTGTAGGTAAAAGCCTTGTGGAGGTCTGGACAAACGGAACAGGTACGGCAATGCTTACGACCATGCTTAAGATTGCTCAGAATGTGCTTAAAACTATCGGTAACATTGCATCTGGTTTTGCTGATGCATGGAATAAGAACAACGTCGGGACACAGATTATACAGAACATTGCAGATGCTCTTGTGGTAGTCATGCAGTTCGTTGAAAGAATTGCAGAGGATACAGCGACATGGGCGGCAAACCTTAATTTCTATCCGCTGTTGGAATCTATCAGTAATCTGACAAGTACATTTGCACCAATTCTGGAATCCATCGGAAATGTTCTTGAATGGATCTATAACAATATCGTTCTCCCGATGCTGAAATGGCTGATTGAAACAGGAATTCCGACAGTGATTAACCTAGTGTCTGATTTGGCTGGATTCTTTGCAAATCACCAATCAATCATCGAAGCATTCGGCGCAGCTCTGATCGGAGCATTTGCGGCAGCGAAGATTGCAGGCTTAGCTTCGAGAATCGCAGGAAGTATAACGACAGTAGCAAGTTTCATTAAGGGTCTTATTGCACTCATGACCGGCTCTGGCGGCATCATTGGTGGAATCAAAGCTATTGCGACAGCTGTCGGGCCGGGTGGAATTTTTATAGCAGCAGTAACGGCTTGCATTGCGATTGGTGTTTTGCTGTACAAAAATTGGGACAAAATAAAAGAAGTTGCAGGCAAAGTATGGGATTGGATTAAAAGTAAAACATTAACATTTGTCAGCACTATAAGCTCTGGCCTTAAGAATCTCGCGTCTAAAATTGTGACGATTTGGGATAACATCAAATCCAGCGCGCATCAGAAATGGACTGCAATTTGGTCGACAGTAGGAAATCTTGTTGAGAGAATTAAAAACGGTATAGTGGAAAAATTTACATCAGCCAAAAATAAGGTTGTCGATATATTTGGTGGAATCAAAGATACAATTCGAAACATATTGAATAAGGTCATCGGAATCGTCAACAGAGCGATCGGAACTGTCAATAGTGCGATTGGTGGAATTGAATCGGCGTTTTCCTTCGGTCCGTGGGAAGTACCTACGCCGTTCGGTAAGAAAACAATCGGATTCAGTGCTACATTTCCGCGAGTTCCAACTATTCCATATCTTGCAAAAGGTGCCGTTATTCCACCAAGAAGTGAATTTCTGGCTGTCCTGGGTGACCAGAAGCAAGGTAACAACATTGAAACACCAGAGGCACTGCTCAGAAAAATTGTTCGTGAGGAAACTGGTGGACAGCAGAGTAATGGAAATTATCGTTTTACCGCTCAGATTAACCGAAGAACAGTATTTGATGAAATTATCGAAGAAGCAAAGTTAAGGCAGAATACAAGCGGCAGAAATCCGTTTGAGCTGGCATAGGAGGTGGAAGCGTGGCAACTATTCCAAAAAGCATAACAGAACGATACAAGATGAATGGGGCTTCCATCTATCAGCCAGATAAAGATATGGGTTACAACCTTGAAACAACTTATTCAGAAGGTAGTAACCGTACGCAGTTTGGAAAAGCATTACTGACTCCACTATTTACAGTTGAACAATATAGCTATGAAGCATCAAACGTTCCAGTTGTAGAAGCAAACAAAATTCTCAAAATTATCGCAAAGGGAAAAACTTTCAATTTGTACCATTGGTCGCTTTACCACATGGCATGGAGAACTGACCCGTTTTATGTCGGAAAAGCAAGCCTAACTATTGGAGAAATTTCGCCAGACTTAAAATTTGTATCAAAAATATCTTTTAACATGCAGGGGGTGAATCCACTTGATTAATGTATCTGATACATTTAAGCAAAAACTACAGGACGGAGAAAGAGTCTGGCAGGAAGTGGAAATCACCTTTCCTGACGGAACTGTAAAAACAGTCAAAAATGAAATCATGGGCGAAAATTGTACTTTTTCTGATTGTGCAGAAAGTAGCAGCTTTCCGATTGGCTGCGTTGTTTGTAAATCCATGACATTGGAGTTGGACAACACTTCTGATCAGTGGAAAAACTATAATTTCTACATGGCGAAAGTTCATGCGTATCTTAAAATGCAGACCTCTGTAGCAAGTCCGGCCGTGACAGATGAATTGTTGAATGAAAACTATGACCCAATTCTTGACCAGAGTGGCGGTGCGATTCTGGAAACAAAAGCAGCGACAGAAGACAGAGTCGAAACCATTGATAAAGGTATTTATACAATTACGACACCAGAACAATATGGCGAAATCCTTAGTTTTACCGCTTTGGACGATATGTATAAAACGAACGCAACTTATATATCTCATCTGGTTCTGCCACAGTCAATAGAGACTCTTGTTAGAGATGCGTGTGAGGCTCTTGGTATTCCGTCAGAAGTCTCCATGGCTCATGGAAATCTGATCGTGTCAGAGATTCCGGAAAACATGACGTTTCGTCAGTTGTTCGGATGGGCAGCAATGCTTGAGACTGCGAACGCTCGCCTGGACAGCAGAGGATACTTGCGATTTATCAGATGGGATTTTTCCAATATACAAGAAGATTACAACGCAGTAGTGGACGATGATGGAAATGTAACATTTAAAGGCGGCGCAAGTATTGACTCTGAAAATTTTATCAGTCCAGTAGGTAACTGGACAATTGACAATGATGGATTCTTGACGCTGATCGAATCAGCAGCTGACACATCCGAAAAGCTCAAAGACTTTTTTGAGAGTCCGACTGTATCCAGTGATGATATTGTGATTACCGGAATCAAACTCAAAAATAAAGAAAATGAAGCCATGTACGGAAGTGCAGGATATGTTCTTGAATTGGAGAATGATCTTGTAAACGATGTCGATTTGGACACTGTGGCTGCTCAAATTGGCGATTCCATAATTGGAGCTAAATTCCGTAACATGTCGGGAGAACTTGTATATAACCCACTCATTGAGTTTGGAGATATGGCATATACTTATGATCGCAAATGGAACAGATATATAACTCCGCTGACGGACGTTTCTTGTTCCGTTAATGGAAAGACTACTGTAAAAACTCAAGCCGACGACCCTATCAGAGGGCAGAGCAAGTTCCAGTCAGAATCCACTAAGGCAATCGTAGAGGCAAGACGACTTGTTAAAAAAGAACAATCAGCTAGAGAAAAAGCAGTAAAGAAATTAGAAGAAACCTTAAAAAATTCTTCTGGATTATATGAAACATCAGTCGCACAGGAAGATGGCAGTACTATTACATATCTGCATGACAAGCCTACACTTGCAGAATCAAAAAATGTAATTAAATTCACAGCAGAAGCCATTGGCGTATCCAATGATGGTGGCAAAACATATCCTTACGGTTTCTTTCTGACAGGCGATTTGATAGCAAAAATTCTGTACGCACATGGTATCAATGCTGATTATATTGACACAGGCGCACTGATTGTCAGAGATAGCGATGGAAACATAATCTTCCAGGTTGATATGGACACCAAAAAAGTAATCATCAGTGGTGATAATGTTGTAATTGGTGGTAGTTCTTTGCCGGATAAACTGACAAAAATGGACAACAATATTGCATCTGCCAAGAATATGACATTCCAGCTGTCGAACGATATGCAGACGATCACATCTGACGCAGACGGAAACATTCCGGTATTTCCAACAGTGGCAACTACAGCGAAAGTTATGTACGGCTCGTCAGATATCACAAATGATTGTAGCTTTACCGTGACGAAATCAGACAGTGTAACCGGCTCTTGGGATGTAGATACGCATACTTACACTGTCACAGGCTTGAGTGCAGACAATGGATGGATAGACATCAGAGCAACATATCTCAGCAATCTGTCAGTAACAAAAAGATTCACGATTTCTAAGCAGAAAAAGGGCGAAGATGGAAAAGATGGTGAACCTGGTAGAACATACATGGTTGAGCCATCATGTAACGTCTTGAAACGTGGCTCTGACAAGACAATTAGTCCAAACTTTATAACATTTAAAGCGTATTATCGTGACGGAAAGTCAGCTACTAGAGTGCCTTATAAAGGCAGATTCGTTGTTGAAGAGACTGCTGACGGAAACACTTGGAATACCATTTATACTAGTTCAACCGATGAGGATACCGTGACACACTATTTGTATTCTATTTTGACAAATGGATCTGGTCAGACAGTAGCAAGTTCTACTGGTTCAACTGTCGGTATTCCAAGAGATGTGACAAATGTTAGATGTAAATTATATGCATCCGGTGGTACTACGAC